AGAATGATACCTTTCATAAAGCACAAAGCTAAAAAACCCATGGAGATCAGCAATCGTGTAGATAAAAATATAAGAAATGTATCAGGTCATAATTTAAAAACAATAACACCCACCGACACGTTTTATTTTAATTACATAAAAAAAGAAATAGAAAGGTTATATTATTATTACAAAATTAAATTTCCGTTGTTAGAAACTAAAAAAATAGATCAAATTGATTTGTTAAAATATACATCTGGTGGCAAATATACTACACACACAGATTCTAATTCTATCACACACAGACATGTAAGTGTTATTATAAATTTAAATGAAGACTATGAAGGTGGTGAATTATTATTTACAGATCAAAAAAATAATGATGTAAAAAAAATACATTTAAAAAAAGGTTCAATAGTATTTTTTCCAAGTAATTTTCTATATCCTCATGGAATATTACCCATACTTAAAGGAACTAGATATAGCATAGTTGCATGGCTACATTAAATTTTAAAGTAATAAAAAAATTTTTTAATAACGATGAACTTTTATTGTTGCAAAAATATTGTTATAAAAAAGTAGAAGAAAGTAATAACACTATAGATGAATATTCTTTTTCTCCAAGTTGGTATGATGATATTTTAATGACATCTATTTTAGAAACAAAATTAAAATTAGTTGAAAAAATATCTAATAAAAAATTATTACCAACATACGCCTACTGGCGTTATTATGTGTTTGGTGGAGATTTAAAAAAACATACAGATAGACCTGCATGTGAGATTTCTATTACTGCCTGTATAAAAAAATTAGATGATTGGCCTTTAACAATAGAAAATTCAACAATTGAATTAGATGAAGGAGAAGCTTTATTATATGCGGGTTGTGTCCATAGTCATAGTCGACCTGGAGTTTATAAAGGAGAGGGTATGGCACAAGCGTTTTTTCATTATGTAGAGAAAGATGGAGTCTTCGCTCATCATGCTTATGATAATTTTTCAAAAGTTCATAAAAAAACTTATGCGGAGGGAGATAAAAAAATAAAAAAAAATTTAATAAATAATTATAGGAAAAACAATGAATGAAAAAACAGTTGATATAACTAATTTTATAGGAGTATACGATAATTATATTACTAAAGAAGAGTGCGATAAAGCAATTACATTTTTTGAAAATCAAAGTAAATTTAATAAAACCTTAAACAGAAACATGTCAGAACGTGCATCATCATTAAAAAAGAAAGATGAACAATATTTTTCTCATGGAGGTAATATACATATATGGTGGCAAGAACTAAAAACAATGATGATAAATTATGATTTAGCTTTTCAAAATTACTGTACAAATGTTGGAGCTAAAGATAGTTATGATGTAGATAATTTTTTATTTACAACTTTAAAAATTCAAAAAACTTTACCAACTGAAGGTTATCACGTTTGGCACATAGAACATGGTAAAGGTTTTGATAATGAAGCTAGAGCTTTTGTTTTTTCAATATATTTAAATGATGTAGAAGAAGGCGGAGAAACAGAATTTTTACATTTTTCTAAAAGAATAAAACCAAAAAAAGGTAGAATAGTTATTTGGCCATCAGGCTTTCCATATGTACATAGAGGCAACCCTCCTTTATCAGGAGAAAAATATATTTTAACATCTTGGATGATGTTAAGATGATTAGAAATTTTATATATGTTTTAGACTCTTTTTTATCAGAAGAAGAAAGTTCTATTTTAATAGATATATATAAAAATAATAAACCCTATGAATCAACTAGAGGTAATTATACAGCTGTTGTTTTAGATGATGTTATTTTAAAAGATGATAAATTAAATTTTTTTAACGGTAGAATACAAAAAGTGCTTAATGAGTATATTTCTTTATATCCAGAATTAAAGTTTGTAAGTCCTTTTTCATTGACTGAGCTAAGATTAAAATGTTGGAAATCTGGTAATTATTTTAATAATTGGCACTCGGAACATTCTTTAGAGACTCCACACCGAATATTAAATTTTATGGTTTATTTATCTAACCATAATTGTGGAACTGAATTCTTAAACAAAACAAAAGTATTATCTAAAACTGGTAGATTACTTATAATGCCAAGTTATTTTACACATACTCATAGAGGTATGATTTGCCCTGAAGGTAAAGATAGATATGTGTTAAGTGGATATTTTAACTTTACGGAGTTGAGTAAGAAGTAGGTCTAGCACCTTTTCTAGCTATTTGATCTTCATTACTTTCTGTTGTTGCAACAGATCCGTCTTCATTAAAAGTCTTTATTACATCCTCATCCCAATCATTTTGTAATCTCGCTAAATGAGCTGCATCCCATCTGTTAATAAATTGATCTCTAAAAGAACCTAAGTTAGCTTCTGCCCAACTTGTGTTTCTACCTAGAGTACCAGGAACATACTCAACACAATCGTTATGATCATTATCATCATCTATAAATTGTATTGCATGAATGTCATTCCATTTTGCATCATTCCAAAAAGCATCGTCATTATTAATTATATATCTTTGTGGCCATCCATCTTCATTTTTAATAGATTGATTTATAATTTGTTTATCATCAAATATTACTGTCCATTTACTATTCATCTAAACTCCTAAGTTTTGATAATATATATCACGGTTAAAAAAGGTTGTAAAACTGAAGTTGCATCACCTGTAAAGTTTGCACTCATGTTGTGACTGTGTGATCCTCCACCACCAGTTGATCCTGTGCTTGATCCTGTAGCTCCTGGTGTAGCCGGGTCTCCAGAAGAACTTCCGGATACGTTAGCTGCTGGGTGATTGTGTGATGGGATTTGACTAGTAGATAGAGTTGTATTACCAGTTGATCCACCAACGTTTCCAGTTGATGTTACAGTCTCTGCACCACCCGTTGATGCTAAAGCTTTGTTGTTTGATTTACCTACAGCTACTTTATCTGATAAATTTGGTAAATTAAAAGTAGATGACCCATCCCCTGTTCCATAAGTTGTGCCAACAATCGCAAATAATGCAGAGTAAGTCGATCTTGAAACCGCAGATCCATCACACTCTAAAAAACCAGATGGAACTGAAGATGAAGACCACTCTACAATAGTAGCAGTTGGTATACCCTCAATACCAGTAAGATTTGCTCCAGTAAAATCGTATCTTGTTGCTTCGTAATTTGACATATTATTTCTCCATATAAGTCCAGCCTACATTTGAACCAGAAAAAACTAATCCAAAACCTGCACCCTCTGTGTTAACCACTAAGTCTGATGTTGCGTTAGCTATTTTAGAACTGTTTCTACCTACAGTCAATGCGGCAGTATCAAAATTAAATCTTGAATCTATAAAATGAACTTCATCACCAACTGCTGGTGACGCTGGAAGTGTGACTGTAAAAGCTCCACCCGATGTATCTATGAAAAGTTTAGCTCCAGCTTGAATTGTTTCAGCAGCGGTAAGTGTTCTCCACTTTCTATATTCATTTGTTTTTACAATGTTAGTTCCATCTGAATAAACAACATAACAATTACCCTCACATAAAAGCACACCTGTTCCAGATGCAGTTTTGAATGTTAATGTATTTCCCGCATGATCTGTTCCGTCTTCAACGTTAAAAACTTTTTCAATACTATCTGGTAAAGTAACAGTTCTGTTTGCAGCTAATGTGCCAGTAAATTTTAAAGTTGCATTTCTTGCGTTTGATATAGTAGCATCTGTCATAGCAAGTGTTACATCAGCTGATGCTACATCTATTGCTTGAAAACCTGCTATAGCCTGTTGAACTAAATTTAAATTAGTATTTGTTTTATCACCCCAAGTACCGGCATTTTCTCCGGTTGCCATTAGTTCTAGTTTTAAATCTGATGAAAAACTGGAAGCCATAATTTTTATCTCCTATAATTTTATATTTTACTTAATGTCATTATTGAAATCAACCCACTGCCTAAGCCGCATCCTGCCATGTATTATTTACACCTAAATCAACTTCTTGCCATGGTGTTACGTTTACATCATTAATTGATGTTGTTAAAGACTGGCCTGTAGGAACCACTAAAGCGTTACCCACAGTAGATTCCTCACCCATTGCAGTGGTTAAAGATAGCCCTGAAACCCCTACTAATACTTGTGGAAGAGATGTAATAGTTCCCAAAGATGATGTCAAAGCTTGCCCAGATAAAGACTCATTTGTGCTTTGAACCAAACTTTGAGTGCCTAAAGAAGATGTTAAAGCTGTGCCTGTTACTGGCACGTCTAAGAATAATCCAGCAGCTGCATTTCCCACAGAGCTCGTTAAAGATTGACCTGTAAGAGTTTCATTCGTGCTTTGTATTAATGATGGCGATCCTATCGCTGTAGTCATTGTATGTTCAGCAACAGTAATAGATAAATCTTGATCTACTAAGACTGAGAAAGTTCCAAAAGTAGATGTTAGAGATTGTCCACTTGCTGAAACTGTAACATCTATCGTAACAGTTTCTGATCCAATAGATGTTGTTAAAGCTTGACCTGTGCCTTGTGCTGAAAAATTAACACCCCAAGCAAAATCATTCCACCCTGCTCTACCCCAACCTTCTCCAGTTAAAGTAGTGTCATCTACTGTTGTTGCACCTATTGACGTTGACGCTGCAATTCCAGTAACAGGAACACCTATATCAATTACTTCTTCTCCAATAGATGTTGTTAAAGCTTGTCCTGTAACAGTTACAGAAACAGAGGTACCCCCAACGGTTGAACCTTGTGATGATGTTAAACTTATCCCAGATACTGTTACACTTGCGTTTGCAGTAACAGTTACTGAACCACTAGATGATGTTAATGGAGTGCCTGATCCACCCCAATCATTAGAA